AACAAGACAAAACCGAGGAGCTGCAGAAGCTTTCCTTGAGTCTTATCGCGATCGTTTTTCAAACCCTAAATTTATTGAAAAACGTTTAGCAAAAAGTTACGGCAAAGATATAGATTTTAGTGGAAAAAGTTTCCAAAACATTGCGCAATCTGTGTACGGTCAACAAGGCTTAGGTTATTCATCTGATCAATATGGTGATTTTGAAAGAAAAGCCAAAGGATTAGGAATCAGAAGCCCTCAAGCTTTTGGTGACATGCTTAAGCAAGATTTAATTGCTTCTGGTAAAGTCATGACACCACAGCAAGAAATGTTGTCTTACATGTTTGGTACACCAGAGCGTGATCCATCTGGTCGATTAACCAATCGTTACCCTTCTATTGAAAAATATACGCCAACAGCACTGCCTCAGGCAATTACTTATCAATACGGAGCATAAAAATGCCAAAGAAGAAAAAAGGTCAAAAAACCTGGGGCGCAAGCGCAGAAGCGCTCCAAGGTTTTGTTAATTTAAAGCCCGATTCTCGTGTCGGGAGTATGTATGGAATCAGTCCAACAAGTACAACAACGACAAAAAAAGAAGTTGACGATTTTCCGGCTGCTTCCAACAATTTTAGTTTAGCTGACTACAGTGCATTATTCCAGACAATGCAAACCGGGCAGGAGAATCTTGCCCACATCCAAGGTGATTATTCACTTCAAGCTGCACAAGCAGCCGCTAACGCACAGGTAAGCGCCGCTGGTATCCGTGGAGACGCTGACAAAGAAGTGGCAAAAGCTTATGCAGATGCACAAATATATGGATATGATCGCGGCTTGGAAGGAACTAAATATTCTGCAGATAAGGAATCAGAGTGGCGTCAGAATGTAGCTAATATTGAAGTTGGCGGTAAAAAAGATTTACAGGGCATTATCAACGCAGGTCTTAAAGATGTTGCCAATATCGAAGCGCAGGCGCAACGCGATGTTGCAGAGACAACAGGCGGATATAGCCTGAAGTCAATGCAAGAGCGTACCAAAGCCGATCGCGATATCGCCAGCATGGGATTGGCAGGGAGTATGTACGGTTTAATTAGTTCTGTTTTTGGATAATTGTTGTTAAAATAAAGCAGTAGATTGTTTTATCGTTATGGCCGACAACGCGCTTACGGATACAGGTACTGATTCTGCAACTAATTTTGACCTTGATAACTTTCAACGGTTACTGGAGAAACTGGAAGGTTCCAAAGGTCGTCAACAACGCCAGAAGTCTGTCGAAGGCCGTCGTGATATCTTTGCTCAGGGTCTTGCCAGCATGATGTCTAACTTCTGATTTATTTCTTCGAGGTATAAGCAATGCCCGGTAGCGTGCCTACAGGTCAAACCGATGTTGACGACTGGTTTGATCTAGATAAATATAAGCAAGCTGCAGAGGTGGCTTATGGTTTCTCGAAGAAAAAACTAGAAGACACTGGCGGCCAAGAACGTGAAACTATCGGCAAAGGTGCAGAAGAACAGCGAACTTCCGCAGAGCAATCCCAGCGCTTCAAACAAGAAGACGAAGCGAGAGACTACGGTCAAGCGCAACGAGCTTATCGATATTGAGTTATTTGACCAATGGGTCGATAATCTCACATCTGCAGAACAAGAGGCCTTTAATTCCTTTGCTGAAGATACTTACTCAATTATTGAGTCGTATCTATACGCTAGGTTTCTTGGTTATGGCGGCAGTATAACTTCTTGCGAGCATTGGGTTAAGGATAATTACCCCAAGCCTGATCACCGAAAAAAACTCCTCTATGAAATTGAGGAGATGCAAGAAGACATCCGCAAACTACGTGCTGACGTAGACGAGGGCATTGTTAAACGTGATGCAGGCGTTGCCCGTATCGCTGGTATGCAGAAGGAACTACGTGGCACAATTGCTCAGATCGAGCAGTTTACATCAAGCCGTGACCGCAAAGGTCTATTAATGGCTGGTGCTGATCGTGCTATTCGTGAATTGTTGACAATATTCAAAGATGATCCCATTGAGTATCCCTTAGAAGAGGCTTCGATGAGTGTCTGGGCCAAAATGCAATACGAAGATAGTTAACTTAAAATAAACAAATGAACCCAGCACCACAGGCTCAATCTGCTCCCGACGCCAATCTTGCAGGCGGCTTGATGAATCTTGTGCAGCAACTGCAAAAGAATCGTCTTAGTGGCTCACGTCAATTGCAAGGGGCACCCGTCGGAGGTGAGTCGCAAGCTGATCCTCAAAAGTTTGAGGATTTGTTAAATCAAGTATCGCCAAATGACCAAGAACAAAATGCCGCCCCAGCTCCTGGAGCACTTCAAAAAGAAAGAAGCGAAGAAGGAGGACGGCAGCGAAATGTCGGACAAGGAGAAGAGGAAAGCAGCCCTGGACAAGGCACGAAAGTACAAGGAACAGAAGAAGAGCAGCAAAGGCGAAGAATGAGGTAGTATTCAGTAATACACTGAACAATACCTATCGTGCCTGCATATCAACATCTTGCTTACCGTCGTAACGCCCAAGCTGCTGCCCGCAGGCAACAAATACGTGTCCCCCGAAATCTTGAATCCCTGGAAAGAGCAAGGGAGGATTTTGGTTTTTTCTGTGACTATGTAGCCGATAAGCCTCCGGCTGAGCACCACAAGGAATGGCACCGTCACTTTGTCACCAACGAAGATAGCAACTGCCTTAAGAAGATTGCTGGACCAAACGTTGATCTTTTGGCTCCACGGGGTTCCGCTAAATCTACAGTCCTTGGTCTTTTTACTGCTTGGGCTATTGGTATACATACAGCAGCTAAGATGCCGCTGCAGATACTTTATCTTTCGTACACGGTTGACATTGCACGCTCTAAGTCAGCAACCATTAAACGAATCATTGAAAGCAAGCGTTATCAAGAAGTTTTTCCTACTGTACGTCTTCTGAAAAACGTCACCAGTAATGAATACTGGTCTATTGATCATAAGTTTGCAGGCATCGATACCACTGGTGAAGAGCAGTTCACACTTTGTGCCGCAGGTCTTAAGGGCTCGGTGACCTCTAAGCGTTCACATCTCGTTATCATTGATGACGCTATTAAATCCGCTGCGGATATTTCTAACCCTGACATCAGAAAACAGATGCAGGACAATTGGAACGCGGTGATTGCACCAACCATGTTTGAAGGAGGACGTGCGATCTGCTTAGGTACTCGCTTCCGACACGACGACATTCACGCGACAACATTCAATACACAGAACAATTGGTTACAGATTGTGCTGTCTGCGATCCTTAATAATCCCAAGACGGGAGATGAGGTTTCATACTGGCCAGACATGTGGTCTCTTGAATACTTAAAAGAAAAGAAAAGGCAGGCGCCAATTGCTTTTTCTTTCCAGTACATGAATCAGGTTGTCAGGCAAAATGAATTGTCCCTGGCGCCAGAACTGATTGTTAAAGCAGAGATTGCAACGGAGTTTGACTCACTTGGTATCGGAGTGGATCTCTCTGTTGGTACTAAAGAGAAGAATGATTACACAGTGATGGTCTTGGGTGGCCGCATTGGAGATCAAATCCACATCATTGATTATCGACGTTTACGCGTTATGGGCAACCTTGAGAAACTGGATGCCCTTAAAGAATTACTTAATGATTGGTCAATTCTTGGTAAAGATGAAAACGGTAATTACTACCCGACTTATGCAACGTGTGACATCTGGAGTGAGGCAGTTGCTTACCAGGCATCGCTGGAAGCAGACTTTAGGCGCGTTTGCCTAAATAATGAAAGTCTTTACAATTTGAATTGGCACCCCGTCAAAGGTTTTAGGGCAGATAAGTTGGCGCGTTTCCGTGGTTGCATGGGCATGTTCGAAGATCGCAAAATTATTTTCAATCGTTTTCGCAATTTTACGGCAATGTTTGAAGAGCTTACTAACTTTGGCGTCAGTAGTCATGATGACTGCGTTGACGCTCTTGTGTTTTTGTTAACAGGATTAATGCGACGTGGACAGCTCCAGCTTGATTACTAAACTCTAGAATTAGAAAAAAGCATTTTTCTGTAGTGGGACCTGAATATTTAGCTATTGGCTTGACGGCTATTGTATCGGCTGTTTCAGGTGGCGGATGGGCCGCCTCTAAAATACTGAGCAGACATAGTAATCAGGTTCAACAGGCCTTTAATTACATCGGATCACAAAAGAGAAGAATTGACGTGCTAGAAGAAGACATTAAGCGTATGCCTATGGATTATGTGTTGAAAGTTGACTTCTTAAGAGAAATTCAAGATATGCATGACAACTTTCGCGAAATCAATAATAAGCTTGATAAGCTAATCGATAAGATGCTTGCAAGCAAATGAGTTACATCCTCGAGGTCCAGGAGGACGAAAACGGTGATCAATACATTGTCCTTCCTGATGAGGTGATCGAGGACCTTGGCTGGCAAGAAGGCGATGTTCTCAATTGGGATGTACGTGGCACTGGCATCGTTATTAACAAGGTCAATGACGCTGCTGGCTACGAAGTTATAGAAGAGTAGAATAAACGGATTGCTAGGTAGTTAGATGCGTATTTACGGTGGCATGGAACAAGGCGGTAACCTGGGCCAGGTTGCAGGCGGTAATCCTCTTATCGATCCTCGCTTTAAGATCCGAGGAGGCGAACCCTGGCATAAACCCTTGCTTCCCGGTAAAGAGACTAAAGAGTACGAGGAAAAACAATTTACTTTTCCGATTCAGCAATCGTTACCTGCTGCGGGAATTGACAATGTCGGTGGTTTAATGGCACAGGGGTTACCTCCCAGCGTCAATACTGGCGCAGGCTTCGCCCCTTCCTTCCAAAATCCCGTAATCATTCCCGAAGGTTTTGAGCAACAGCTTAATCAAATGGAAGAAAACACTAAACAGCAACGGATCAATCGTTTTATTAACCCCGGCCTGTATCCTCAGCGCTCTGTTTATTGAGCTGCTAAGCTTTACCTAACACAAGACAATAAATAATGGCAGACGCTAAAGCCCGGCTCCAAGAAATTATCAACGCCTATCTCGATAAAGATAGCAACATCGTTGTTGATACCGGCATTGTCGCGTCTCATATCGCTCAGATGAAGCTCTTTGGCATTCGCCAGGGAGTTGAGTTCTTCCCCTCGCAAGACAACTTCGGTGCGCAGCGCAAGGACTTCCTTGATCGCGTGATGAAGTATAACAAGTTAGATACACGACTGGATTCGATCTGGGAGTATTTCCTTTGTGATGGTAAAGGACTTTTTTACATCAGACCTACTAAGAGCAATTATCGTCTCTATTATTTCCGCGAGCATGAATATCGTGCTTATTACAACGTCGACGGAGAACTGGACGAAGTTGTAATCATCTACAGCTACAAAGTTCGTCGAGGTAACGGCTTTGGTGAGCAAATCAACACAACCAACTTAACAGGAAACCAAGGTACTTATAGCACTGGAGCAAAGCGTTATATCCGGCTTTCGATTAAATCAAACGAGATTGAAGAAACTCACTCTGACTCTGAATTGAATTTTGAAATGCCCGCCTATAGCCTGGCAGGCAATACCAAGCAGCTTACCAATAGTCTTGGTTTTATTCCTTGCGTAGAGATTCTCAATAATCCACAAGGGCTTTCCAACGATGGTGTTGGAGAATTTGATTCTATGGCAAATCACATCATCACGCACGATGAGTTGATGCGCACGATGCGCAAGAACATTACCTTCTTTGGCAACCCAACTCTTCTTTCTTCTCGTCCTAAGACGGACTTGATGGAGGCTGGTGGTGACGCAATGATCCAGCGTCCTTCTATTGCCGCTAACTCTGGCTTTACTAGCCCCAGCCCAATGAGCCGTTCTATGTTTAAGTCTGATCCTGTCAGTCGTGGGATGGATGGGCAAATTCGTGTTCCAAGAGTTATTGCAAACCTGGAACCAAACGACCGAGTTGGTTACATTGTCCCTGATGCAATTACCGGTGATCAAAACGCATTTGCGCGTCAATATCGTGAAGAAATTCGTACTGCGCTAGGCGGTGTTGACGAGCTTTCAATTTCTGCTGGCGTCACTGCAACTGAATACAAATCTTTGTTTGGACGTGTTGCGGCAACGTCAAAGAAAAAAGCAAACGCTATTTATACACATGGTATTAGTCGCTGTCTTGAGTTAATTATTTACCAAGAAGAACAGCTGTTTAAGACAACACTTGCAGCAGCCGCAGGCCTTGAGAAGCCGATTAATTTGCCCCCTGGTGCAGGCCCAGAAGAGGAGGCCGCTTATCAGCAAGCTCTTCAGATGTACAACGATAAGTTGAAGCGAATCATGATGGCTTGTATTGAGACCCAAATGATTCCACCAGGGGTCATGGGTCTTATTCCTGATGGTGATGTCACTGTCTTATGGCGTTGGTTGGGTCCCGTTTACGAAGACTCAACCCAGGACATCCTCAACAACTCAATCGTTGTGCGAAATCTGCAGGAATTAGGTGTTGATAGCATTGAAGCATTGAAGTACCTCTTCCCGTCTAAGACGGATGAGGAAAGGGCCGAGATGTTATCTGGGTTCCCATTCAGAATGGTTAACGAACTACAGGGTGCATACTCTAAGTTTGCTAGCCTAGTGGGGGGCATGATGCAGACTCCCCACCCGCAAGCACCGGATCTTCCGATGGCTGCGGACCCAAGATTGGATTTAACGCCATATCTGTATCGAACTTTAGAAGCTCTACAAAAGGAGATGAGTTATGCAGGACGCTACCGTCCAATCGATCCCACAGACGAGCCCGACTCCGGCAGCGGTGGCTCCCAGCAGCTACGTGGTGGCAGCACCCAACAGCTACCAGGCAGCTCCGGCCCAGGCTCCAGTGGCAGCTCCGGTTCAGTATCAAGTGGGTACCAGTTACCCCCAAGCGGTACCTCAGGCGGCCCCCAGCTACCAATCCGCCCCGTCTCAGTACGCCCCCCAATCCCAATCGGAGGCGACCAACAGCAACCCATGGGAATCGGCATTCAACAAGGTGGTGAACCTGTTGAGCGCACCAGTTCAATCCCCGTTCCAGGCTCAACCGTCTCAGACGACACAGTACAGTCCGGCCAACTTCGGGCAGCAAGCAAGCCAAGTTACGCAACAATCGGCTCCGCAGACCTGGCAAGCCAACCCGACATCCTCGCCCAGCTCTTCCCAAACCTTCTCGGTTCAATCCTTGGGGGACGTAGCGGATCTGCTCCAGTGGAGTCCGGAAACCCGCCACGTGGTAAGCGCGTACGGGGTCGAAGCTCCGGCAATTCTAAATAATTATGCCCTTCAACTGGAAGGCATGCTGGATAGCGCAGTTGCCTGGGGAACTCAAGCCAAAGATCTGATTCAAGGCTATGCCGAGTTTTCCGTCAACGAACGTGCAGAGAACCAGGCTTACAACGAGATTCTGACCAATCCCGATGTTCTCAGCGATTACACACTGAAGTTCTTTGGTCCCGAAGGCCCGTATCCTGTGTACGAGAACGAGACCGAACTTGAAACCCCTGGTTATCGCACTGAAGCCGTCAATCCCATGATGGCTCAGTTCCCCGCTCCTCCTTCGGCAGCTGCTCCTCAGCAACCCGAAAACTTCTGGGGCAACTTCAAGCAACAGATGGATGTAGATCCCAGCCAGGCTTGGCGCATCCTGAACCAAGCTCAGCCTCAAGTCGTTGCAAACAAACTGTTTGTAATGGAGTGAAGCAATGAAAATTGCAGGACGTTACATGGGTGACATCATGCGTAAAGCATCGATGAATCCTTACGTATCTGCTGCCGGTATCGGTGGCCTTGCCGCAGGTGGGGCCACCCTTGGAAACATTGTTTCCGGTGAAGCAGCAGAAGAGGGTCCAGGCCGCTTGGGATTAGAAGCTCTTGGCGCAGGAGCTCTTGGCGCAGCATTAGGCTTTCAAGTACCAGCCCTTCACGCGGCTCGACGTGGAATCCTCAG